GTCGGGTAGCTGTAATGCACATTTTGACCATCAAGATTAAGGGACAGCGTACTGTCTCCTTGATGGTTATGAGTGTAATAGGCGCCTATACGGCTGACTGTCATCCGCCACTTGACCGTTGAGGTGTTAGCTGTGATACTCTGAGACTCTTGGTCTACATATAGATTGAGATACAAGCTCCCACTAGAGCTACTAAATTTAGCCATTTTACTCCTTTCTAACCCACATACCTGATGACATTCATGTCAGGGTTTAGATAATACTGTTCTTCTCTAAAACGTCCAATTTGGATAGTTTTAGAAAAAATCCCGTTTTCGATAAACAATGTCCCTTGTGATATGTACATAACTTCGTTACCAGCTGAGAATATTGAAAACCTATCACTACTCATCTTTGCACAAGTATTCCCATTCTGTTCCCCAAAGACAATTCCTTCATTCCCAACTTGAAAATATTTGTCAAGAAAATTCCAACGTTCAGCCATGTCTTTTAGATTTCTGACATTTTCTATCAAACGCTGGCTGAGAGAAGCTAAATCTTTCTCTGACTGAGCTTTATCATTATCATTTTGCAATGTATAACTCTTATACTCTGCAATTATTTGGTTTAAAGTACTAATGCTAGCCTTAGCCTCAAGCTCAGCCTGGATAACTCCAGCTTTCTCATTTAGAGCGTTCAATTGCTCCTGAGTTAGCCCTTGGTCGGCTTTTGTATCAATACTTGTTTTGATTTCTTTTAGCTGATTTTCATCTAAAGCTCCCTTTTCTCCTCGGTCACCTTTGGGACCAGGGTCTCCTTTCGGTCCTGTATCACCCTTTTGACCTTGTAGGCCATCAAGCGCATTGATAAGAGTCAACTGCTCGGACGCTGCCTCTTTGTTATCAATCCACGCTGACACCGTCAAAACCATCTTTTGGTTGATGTCAGCAGCCCTCACAATGTAACTAGGGCTTGTGGCTTTGATTACACCATCCACTACCCAGCGCCATCCGCTATTGATGACCTTGTTCCCTCTCATCAAAGTAGGGGTCACAATCGTCTGACCTTGGCCATTTTTAAAGGCTACACCATTATCCGTAGCCAGCTTGATAGTGTAGGGCTTGGATGCTTCAAAAAGTCGCTCAAAGGCTGCTTGAATACCATCTGACAGCTTGTTTTCTAACGCTTTGAAATTCGCAAAAGTGGTCTTGTTACTTGCCGGATTTGTAAAGCTGATTTTCTGTTCTGTAACTCGTGCTTTTACAATTAAAGCAGGACTAAAACCATCATCATAAATCTGGATTGTGTCCCCGATTTCTACGTCCACAAAGCCATCTACTTCATAGGTTATAGCAGGGTAGCAATGTTGCTTTAATTTCAGATAAGCAAGCCGTCTCAACTCGTTTGGCTCGTCTGTGTCAAAGTCGAAGTCTCGTCTTGTCCACTGGTCCTTAGCTGTTGCAGATGTAAAGGTCGAAGGATAGAGCTGCATTGAGAGAGGTGCATACAGAGCTTGTCCTCTCTGGTAAAACTCTACTTCTCCTCTCTCGTTCTTAATAGACCAATCTCCCAGACCTTCAAGAGTCAAAACCTCTTTCTCAGGATCAGTTTCTTTCTCCTTTTTCTTAGGAGGTTTGATAATCCGTTTCTCAGTATTTGAAGGTCCGCCCTTCTTGCTAGTTGTGACAGTCTGTTCGATAGAGCCATCTGAACGAGTTGTGGTGGTTGTTGTAATGCGTGTTTTATCAGCCAGTTTTGTGACTTTAGTGTGGACAATCGTCTTACTCTTTGTCCCATCGGATGCTGTGCGAATGATCGTTTCAGTTGTCGAACCATCCGCATTTTTGACTCTTTGACTTGAAACGTGACGTTCCCCACTGTCCTCAACCTCAACAGTCGGCATTTTCCCGGTCGGGCGAATTGTATTGAAAATACCCGTTTTATCCACTTTCCGAGTGATAGAGCTAATATTTTTACCATATTTTAAAACCACATCATTCCTAATACGACCAACCCCTTGGTGTGTATCGTCGTGTTCGTGATATATATTTACAGTAAAGTTCTTAAGCGTGCTATCTGCCTTTAATTGTGTGTCAAATTCAATCTCAGCATTGAATTGTTTCGCAAGATTAAGCAAGCGAGCAAGTTTTGTTTCTTGCGTCGTCCACTCAAGGATGCGTTGCTGGTCTGAAATCTCGTTAATTCCAATAGTGAGATGAGCATAGTTCAATAAAGCCATCTCCTTGCAATATTCTGCAAAAGTCATGGCTCTCGTTGCTTTGTAAGGATTTACTAACTCATTAATCAATTCAAGATTGAGATTCTCACAATAGCATTTGATTGTCTGCTCATTTTCCTCCACTGACATCACATTAAAGAGGTAGGTGCGCCCATTGTGTCGGAATGACACCCAAGCACGTTCGTTTAGATGCTGATAGGCCTTCGATGAAGCTGTGTCTGATTGGATTGCTTTCTTAAAGACTGTAAACTCAAACGTTGAGGACCCTGTTGGCATGTCTCTTGACCAAGTATCGTTATAATAATTAAGCGTGTTCTGCTTACTATTATCAACAAAAGCAACCTTTTGCAAGTTTGCATCGTGAATCGTTAAAAGCATTATAGCCACCTTTCTTCAAATTCAATGGTCACTGTTGGTTGTTTTTTAATGAAGCTAGAAAAGTACAGCTCTAATTTCGATTTGCCAGGAGGAATAGACAACCATTGTGACCCATCGACGATCTCGTTAGCTTTTGCAATCCCATCGATATAGACCGTGTCATCTTCGCTATTGATTAGAACATTCGAGCCTATTGGAAAACGATTGGGGATGTCATTCGTTGTTGGGACAAAATCTTTGCGGTAGTACAATTCATCAAGATACATGTGAGAGACGATTGGATTGTCTCTGTACGCTCCAATTGTAATGTGAATTTTTACGGACTTTTTACCCTCAATTTCTGGAATGATAAAAGTAGAGTATGATCCTTGATAAAAAACTTGTACCTTGCCATCATTCCGTTTTAAATCTGACCACCCTTTTGCTACACTAAAAGGATTGATATCTCCTGTTGTAGTTCCATCAAAATTCCATCGCTTTAGAATCCTATATCCACCTTGACCATCGCTGGCTAAAAAATTGAACTCACATTCAGAACCTAGCGACCGTTTAAAGGTCTCAACACCATACAAAAATTGGCCTGCCTCATCTGAAACTGTCACCTTGATGAATCCATATTGATTATTAGCTTCGGACCAAAAAACTTGTCTCCACCAAAAATAATCATTCAGGGACCCAGTGCTGCCTGTGCTATCATTAGGGATTGCCCAGGTCAAACTTGTAGCGTAGTTGTGTAATTTAGTTTCACCTCGTAAATCTTTCAATCTAACGTGTGGACGTTCCCAAAGATTAATCATTTCAGCTGTCCCGACAATATATTCTGTCCGGTCATTTGTGATGGCTTGGTTCTTTGCTGCGCTAGCCAGTCCGTTTGTGATTTTTTCACCTCTAAAATCAAGTAAGATTTCTGATTTTTGCGATGGTTCGGTATCGGCTTCTTCACGGTTCCCGATTTCTAAGGTTCCATTTTGATTAACTAGACCGATATATCCATTCTCAGCATTATGTTTGACTTTAACGATTGGAAATGCATTCTCTGTGCCATTATTTGTAAGATCAAACACCATCTTTCCTGCTTCGCTAGTTGCGTTTTTGTCGCTATCAAATCGCTTATAGGCTGAGCTATGGGCTACACCATCTGGAACGATGAATTTTATAGACCCCATCGAACGTCTCCCACTTGCCTCTTGCATAGAGATATCATCGATTACCATGGCCAGATAATACTTGTCTGGCTCATCTGAAAAGGTCAACTCTTTAGGACCATCAACATTAAAAATACCCGCAAGCTTATGCTTGAGGGTATTTCTGTCTTCAGACCAGATGGAAAAGTCTACCTTGATATATTTTGCATCAATAGTTTGTTGTTGGATATTCACTCCGATTCTTGGTGCATGGTCGATAGAGATAGAGCGATTGTTTCCGACATCACGTTGGATGTCATGAATTTCAATAAGCTCTCGTAAATCTGTTTTATTAAAACGCATAGTCACTTCGCTCATTCAATCACCCCTTTCATTCTTAGTAGCATTCTCTCACGCTCTTTCTGAGTTTTAGTAACAATATCCGTAACTTTTGAGCTGTCCAGATAAGCGTTTGTGTCCTTGTTAAGGATAGCAGTAAGCAATTTTTCTAAACTTGCTCTCAGAATCCTCATCTCAGACACGACTTTATCCGTATCTTGCCCATTCTGAACACTTGTAGTCTGAATCGTGATATTACGCTGAGCTTGTTCCATTTCACGGAGAAATTTCGCATCGCTCGGGATCCCGATACCAGAGGCATATTTAGGAACACCCATCTCACGCATCAAACGTCTAGTTTTATCAGCTCGCAAGACTTTAGAACCTCTCGGAAGAGGAAGCAAGACATCTCTGCCTTGAGGAATGAAGCTCCGGCCATTTGGCAGAGTGACCATTTCCTTGTAGTTGCTATTTCTTTGGTCGTTGACGATAGCAAGCCCTCCAGGGTGGTAGTTGGTCCCGTGGGCGTGTCTGCTTGCAAAAATATTTGTAAAGAAGTTACCTGTTACACTATTGATCCAGCTTCGAATCCCTGAAAGTACACCAGAAGCGTTGTCTTGGGCGTTGATAGTAACAGTTTTATCCTGAATACCATTTACACCACTTTTGACCTCGCTGACAGTGTCATTAGTGCCATTCTTGGCAA